ACTTTAAAGAGTTGCATATGGCCTGGATGAAGAATATCAAATGTTCCATTAACAAATACTGTTTTAGTCATAGATAAGCTCTTTAAGTGGTACGGCTCTGTTTATAAATCCTCTCAAATCTTTAAAATACTTATCAACATTATATGATAATAAGTACTCTTCTTCTTCCAATTTACAGAAATAGTCTTTAACTGCAAGACACTCTGGATTATGTTGAGCAGCCAAGACTGCAAAATTATGGCCACCAAATATACCGTTCTTAACGGTCTGTCTGGTTACTCTATCTGGATCTGCCATATCTTCTTCAAATAATATTTGAAGATCGGACTTTGTATGTTTCTCTCTCACATACCTCCAGAATGAACTATCTCTCTGACTATATGCATAATGTAGATTAACAATATCAACTGCATTATTATAATGACCTCTCATCCTACTATTGAATCCCATTCTTTCATCTTCTTCCCAACAACCTCCCTTTATACACTCTTCCAAAAATTCAATACCCCTACAGATTAAAGCTATACCAGTACTCTCCAATGGTTCAATAAAACCACTACTCAATCCAATAGAAACAACATTACCTTTCCAAGGATCATGGGACATAACTGGATCCCATTTTAAAACTTTTAATTCATCTTTAGATATTCTACCCTCCCAGAAATTACAAAAAATATCTTTTGCTTCTTCTATAGGAGTTATATCCCTATTAAAGACATGTCCTGACCCCATTCTAGTTGTGATTGGAGTTATCCAGACCCATCCAGTATCTACTGCACATGCATGTGTATATGGATGCATTTCAGTATCTTTATCCTTATATTCTATCCTTCCAGCAACAGCAGTATTAGTGAATAATCTATCACTTAAATCTACATCATGCTTCTTATCCTTGGATAATAATTTAGCAAATCCAGTACAATCAACAAAAAGATCTGATTTAATTTCTCTTCCATCTTTTAGAACTAGATGATCAATATCATCACCATCCCATACTACATCTACAACATCACTCTCTATATGATTAACTTTATCTTTAGTTTCTTTCTTACAGAATATGGGTAACTGTGATGCATCAATATGATCTGCATAACATGTTAGTTTCTCTTCTTCAACTTTATTACTCATTGCAGAATGGTAACAAGCTAATGTCTGTATCAAATCAAACTTATCTCTATACTTACTCCATACATCCCATAAAGGAGCTACCTTATAACATTCTTCTGCAATCTTATTATATGTTATATCAGTAAATCCAAAAGGATGCCAAACATTATCATCAGAAGCACCATCTGTCCATCCAGAAAAAAGAATACCACCCTTATAAATTGCCTTTAACTCAGGCATCCAATAATCTCTTTTAAACCCCATGTTCTCCATGAAGTTGGCAAACTGTAAGATAGTAGCTTCTCCAACTCCAATTGGGTTTGGTATTTCTTTATCAATTATTGTAATATCTAAAGTATCGCCATAAGGCATTGATGGAGCACATTGATGCACACTAATCCTTCTAGCAAAATAACATGCAGTCAACCATCCAGCAGTACCACCACCAACAATTGTTATATTTTGTACCTTTTTAAATCTCTGCATTATACTCTATGTTTTTTGTATGATCCTCTAAAATCATTTAAATTATTCATAACATTATTCAGGGATTCTTTTTTCTTTAAAAATGAATCAATAAAATCTTGATGTTTTACAATAGACTTTCCTAATTGTTGTTTTCTCATACTCTTATCCCATCTTAACATCTGGGGAAATATCTCCTTGGGTTTCTTATCTATCATATAATTTTTAGGTTCAAATTCATGTCCCAACATAATCATCCAATGTATCCAATTGGTTCCACCAAATATACATGCCTTACCACCAAGAATAGATTTATCTTGGGTTTTCATGTTAGCAGCATAATACTCTAGAGCTTGAGATGGAATAAAAGTTTCTCTTACATATCTCCAGAAAGGAGTATCTTTAGTTGATTTTGAATAATGCATACTAACAAAATCAGAACAAACTTCAAAACACTGTTTCATCCAAGCATTGAAATATTCAACATCATGTTCTCTCCAATACCCACTCTCTAGTACATTACAAGCAGTTCCTACACCTTCACATATCAAAGCAATTCCAGTACTCTCAAGTGGTTCAATAAATCCTGCTGAAAGTCCAATGGATATTACATTCTTATGCCATTGATTTCTATCATAATATGGAGTCCAATTATTAATTCTTAACTGATCTGGAGTGCATCTTCCATCCCAAAACTTACAAAAATATTCTTTTGCTTCATCTATAGGAGTTATATCTTTATTAAAAACTAAACCTGTCCCTATCCTTGATTGTAGGGGAGTGTTCCATATCCAACCATGATCCACGGCAGTAGCTGTGGTATATGGTTTTAATTCTTCTTCCCGATTCTCATAAGAAACATGAGCGGAAATAGCAGTATTAGTAAATAATCTATCAGATAAATCTACAGTATCTCTAACATCTTTAAGGATACTTGCATGTCCAGTACAATCTATAAACAAATCTCCTTCTACAATATCACCACCTTCTACAATTAAAGATTCAATACCTTTATCATTATGCTTTGCAATACCAACTACTTCTTTCTCTATGGTATTGATCTTACCTTTTAATATTTTACGAAGATATTTAACTAATTTTATACAATCAATATGTAATGCATACCCACCTTCCAACTGTTCCTTATCGATACAGTTATCCATACTTGATCCATACAGAGCCATTAAGGACTCAAACTTAAATTCTTTTGATAGAGACCATCCATCTATTAAAGGATTTGCTGGCCAATCATCAGCAGGAAAATCTAAAAAATAAAAAGGATGCCATGGTGCATTACCATCATATCCCCAATCTGGATACAATATACCAGCTTTTAAAGTAGTATCAAGTTCCCTTAAACATTCTTTGAGATTTAATCCACAATAATTCTCTAAGAATTGTTCAAAACTAAGAAGGGTTGCTTCACCAACAGCAACTGGGGTTGATACTTCTTTATCAATTAAGGTTATATCTGCATAATCAAGTTTATGTGCCATTGCAGTTGCACACATCAATCCAGCAGTACCACCACCAACTATAACAATTTTCATTTTAAATTACCTGAAATAACACATCTACCATTATGATTACTAGGAGGCACGCAATGTGGTAAATTGTGATCCCACACTAAACAATGACCTTCAATTATTGGAACATCTACATCATTTCCTTCTTTAGATGGATCTTTAGAAAAACGTGTTGATGAACTATTATTGGGAACATTAACATAATATACAAATGAATGTGACACATCATCATTGGGATGGTGACTGTGCCATTTTATTCCACCATTATCATAATATAAAACACCCCAAATGTTTTCTACTTTTTGTTCTGTAGTAACTTCCAACCACTTTACAAAATTATTTACTTCCGAGTGTTTATGAAAATAATCCTCAATCCAATCTTCTGTAATATGACAGTTATCCCCTCTCTCACGATTACTTTCTGGTATGTATTTACCAGATGTATTTTTAATGAGTTCTAAAAGTTTTGGATTATCTTCTTTGTGAGGATAATCGTATTCTTTAATTTCACTCATCGTTCTTTAACTCGACCATAAGACCATACTCAGGCAGATAGAGGTATTCTATCAAACTGTTCGCCAACGTCCTTAGAGCGTCGTCTAGGGTCTCTACAAGTGGTTCTCCACCAAGGTTGAAGGATGTATTGAATATAATGGGACAATCTGTTTGATTATAGTACTCCTGAATGATATCATAATAATTTTTATTGACATCTGGAGTAACAGTTTGAATCCTACATGTACCATCAACGTGAATAATTGCTGGGATTCTTTCTTGAATGCCTGGTTGGCAATTAACTGCGTACATCATGAATGGAGTTTCATCCATACCACGAAGATCGAACCACTCATGTACATGTTCTTTTAGAATAGAACCTGCAAATGGTCTGAAGTATTCACGACGTTTGACCATATTAACATGATCTTTACCATCTTTATCACGAGCATCGTATAGAAGAGATCTATTACCCAATGCACGAGGACCTGCTTCTGATTTACCTTGGAACAATGCAACGATATTTTTATTAGTAATAAATTCTACTGCATCTTTATGAGTAGCTTCAAAGATCCTTGTTGCATTATATTTCTGACAAACTTCTAATATTTCCTCATTATCATATTCATATTGTGGCCCTGTATATAAATCATGTAATTTTGGTTTAACTGTTGTATCTTTATTCACTCTTTGATGTTGTAGATATGCAGCACCTATCGCAGTACCAGCATCATTACTTACTGGTTCTACAAATAGATTAATATCTTCATGTTCTAGTTCCTGAAGGAACCAATAGTTAGCAACACAGTTCAATCCATATCCACCTGAGAGAACTACATTCTTCTCTCCACTCATCTCAACTGCCTTTAGAATAAGATCTAATACCATCTGTTGAGATTGAGTTTGAATTGCATATGCCATATCTCTACGGTTTTGCAATTTTGTTAAATCACTATTCTCATCTTTTGGTAAAGTAACTAATTCTGAAAATCTACCTTGATTTACTAAAGCACCATTAGGATATGTTGGAACTATAAGGTCTCTATTAGTAGTTGACCAATCAGACATACCATCATAATCAGTATAAACTTCTGGGATATTATCATTGTCCTTTCCATAAGGAAATAATCCCATCGTCTTACCCGCTTCAATGGGTTGCCATCCACAGTATTGTGTTACTGCTTCATATGCTTTAACAATTCCAGCAGAATCATCCAATACCATAATATGCGATCCTTCTTCACCAAATTTATCAGAAGGAAAATCTGGTACTACAACTGCTGGCCAAGGGCCTCTACCACCTTGATGTTTGTATAGGGTTTTAAACTTATCAGGATATGCACAACTATAAATTGATTCCAATTCCCAAGTCATCTCATCTTGACCACCTATATGCATGGGAATAAATGTCCCTGCACCATCAACAATTACTGAAACGGCACTCTCAAAACCAGATCTATAAAATGCACAAGAAGCATGAAGTTTATGATGAATATTACTCATATCAATCACCTGTGGGTGATCGTAAAGATCAAGTGATCTATCAATTAATCCCAATTTACTTGCTAGACCTGTATATACATTTTCACCAGTAAAATCTACCTGTCCAGCATCACTCAATGGTTGAGTGTGTGCAACAACAAGATAATCCAACCTATTAGTATATTCTAATATTTTAACTATAGAAGCATATGGACCACCATCATACTTCTTTCTTGATAATCTTTCTTCTTCTATAGCAAATACTAATTCACCATCTCGAAGAAGACAAACACCAGAGTTGTGACCTCTAGCAATTGCTGCAATCCACTGTGTCATTATTAAGCCTCACTCTTTTTCTCAATAGATAATGGTTTGTCAGCCTTTAAGAGACTGTTTATTTCTTGTTTGAATCCTTTATTAATCCTAGCTGGTTTTGCTGGTTTAGTTAAAGTGAAATTAGGTGTTGGAGATTCTGGTTTGATTCTACCTCCACCTTGATATGCAGATTGTGCTAAAGTGTTTCCATCTGGATATTGGGGAGCTTGACCTCCTTGTGGAATAGCTGGTTGATTAGGATTTTGAGTACCGCAAGATTGTTGCTGCTGTTGAACAGGAGTATATGTACCAGTAAATTTCTTTGATTTACCAAGTCTCTTTCTTGCAGAATCAACAACACTCTTAATCTGAGCTTTATCCATCTCCATTGCTTGGTCGTTAAACCTTTCAATGTGTTCTTCCTGACTAATTCTAATTGGAGAATATTTCCTTCTTCCCTCACCAATATCAATTATATCAAAGTCCTTATGGTTAGGATATGATATGTTAATTGGGAATGTAGAACCAACAACTACAGTTGCAGTTCCATCAAGAGCTCTTGCAATATGTTGTCCCATACTATCACATCCTATGAAGTGATCTGCAACATCTATTACAGCAGCCCAATGTCGCATATCTGCGATTTCTGGTCTTGCAATTTTATATTTTGTCTTCTCTTCATTTTCCTCTACTGGAAACTGAATTTCACTCATTACAATAACTGCATAATCTTTCTTGAGTTGATTAATTATCTCAACGGTATTTACTAGAGACATACTCCTAGAACTACCATCTGCAATAAAATCACCTAGTTGTTCAACTCCTCTTCCGAATGGTTGAATAACTACAGTCTTATCTAATCCAGTAACAGCTTTTACTTCTTGAACAACATTATAACCACCAATAACCTCCATCTTAGAAAGGTTGATTGTCGGCTTTGGCAATTCTCTTGGTTCTTCTAAACCATTTATAGAAATATCATATGCCTGTGCTAGATCACATTTCTGATTATAGTAATGCCAAACTCTATATGGTTCAGGACTAACACAATCTCTATCTTTTATATGTTCTTCAAATAATCCTTTATGCCATGCATCATAAACTCTACCATCTAAAGTTGGATGACCTTTAAAGAAGTCTGTACCGCCTTCAGCAATTATGATGAAATCTTCATCTGGATTTGATTCAACATACTTTTCAAATGCAGGGATAGAGCAAATAACTCTTCCAGCTCCTCCATTAATGAAAAAGGCTTTTGATCTCATTTTTTGTCACCTCAAAGAAAATAGAATAATGTTTTTCATGATTCCTATAGTATATAGACTACATAAAAAAGACTTGTACTAGACGGGGATTTACCTTAAACATATCCCTATTAAGTATAGCTCCATGGCAATGGTCTGCTTCATATAATATCATTCTATTATACTTCATTTCAACAGTCAATGAACCCTCTGGATCTGGTTCCCACATAGGAGTATCATCTTTAAAATCATAGAATCTTGTACCACCTTCACACTCCTCTGGTTTATTTAAAAATACCAAAGCAGCCCACTTATGTTTTTCGGCATCTTTATGATATGTTACTACTTTACCATTATAATTATCTTCCCTCTCAGCAAAATCTGATCCATATGTAAGGTTAGCTATAACTGGCATCTTCTCCCATACACGATCAACTTCATTCTGTTCATATAAACCTTTACCAGCATATTCTAAATTCTTTTCCCAAGCTTTATGTTTGCATAATCTATTAAAAGTTGATTTTAAATTACATTGCATCTCAAATGCTTTACTGTCAGTTTCATATACTCTCCTACCTATCATACCACCACATTTATCCTTCTCATCAGTTGTCTCACAAGATAAAAGATAATCACGAACTTCATCTGGATTTCGATAAAAACCATCTACTTGAAATATAGTTCTGTGAGTATATCCACAATCAACATATTTAAAGTGATCATGTATTCGATATAATTTTTTATTTTTTTCTGGCCAATCATCTGGCCAATCATTTGCTTCAAACATAATAATAGACTGACTTTGCATTAAAAAAGATGACCTTACGATCATCTTTAATAATTTATATAGGTTATTAATTAACCAGCTGGAGGCGCCCAAGGAGAAGAACCATCGGCATTTGCTTCTGGATCCTTTGGAGGTGGAGCAAAGTTTGGTTGTTGTGGGAACATGTTCTGTGCGATATTAGGCTGAACCCCTGCATCTAACATGGTCTTAGGGAAGTCTCTCAACTTCTGACGATAAGCTTTCCACTCATCAGACAGAGTAGAAGGCATATCAGAAGCAACTGATCCATCACTTGATTCTAAGTTTCTATTACGCATAGATCTGATATTATCCCAAGTAAGATCAACATCAGCACCATTAATTTTTTCTCTAACAGAGAAAGCACTAATCTCTAATTGATTAGACTCATTCTTTTTGATTGACTCAAAATTGTAAATATCATCAGTCATCAAAGGTGTAGCATAAGATAGTCTTGGATACTCAGCTCCAACATCAGGAGAACCTGCATGTACGACTTCTCCAGTACCTCTTTCTTCTTCCTTCTCATCAATTACAGGACCACGTAATTGACAGATTAATGTATTTGTATCGTTTGCAGCACAATCGATTTCAAACCACTCTACTACATCAGCGGGTCTTGGACGACCATCAGCGATATCGTCTTCGGTGAGAGGACCATACTTTTCTTTACCATCAGCACCTAGCTGTAGATAGATTTTGTCTGGACCATCATATACTGCCTTTCTACTCTTGTTATCACTAAAACTGTGATCTACAAGGAAGTCGTTGGGCAGCGGTAGGTTCCATTCGTGAGAAATAATTTTAGTTGCCATTTTCTTGATTCGGATTTGTTCGGGTTTACTCCTTCGCCTTCTATTTATACATTTCCATAAAAAAAGAGGGGTGGGAACCCCTCCGATCCATCTCGAACTCTTTTTTAGACGTATGTGATCTTAACTAGACCAGATCCACCTTGACCTCCCTGACCGCAACAACTACTACCACAGTATGGTGTTATAGCACCCTGTCCGCCATGTCCATATGGTACAGTCCAGCAACCACAACGCATCCAACAGTGTCTAATAGCAGAAACAACACCTAGGGTTCCAATGAATGGAGCTCCTGTTGAGTGTGACATGTTGTAGTAACAATGACAATTCCAACCATCTAATCTTCTTGAGGTTCCTGTATGGTTACCCATACCAAAATCTCCTCCCCATGCGCCTGGATTTAAGCAGCATCTCTCAAACTGTGAGAAACATGCATTATCCCAACCACCAGTTGCACAACCTCTAGTACCACCCAAGGCACAGAAATTACTTAAGTTATGTCCATTAACATACGATGCACATCCATGACATCCTGTACATTCTCTTGAACAACATCTATAAACACCACCAGCACAGACAGTATATTGACAACCGCCAGTTGTAGTAATGGTTTTTGAATTATACCATCCACCACCTGCACCATGCCAGTTCTGACATCTGTTGCAGTTACAAGTACCGTGTCCATTTCCTCCAGCACCCCAAACATCCCAAGTAACTTTTTGAACACCTGTTGGAACAGTCCAATAGCAGCAACAACCAGTTGTACATGAGTTAGGAGAACCATAAACCCATTTAACATTCCAGTTGGAGAAAGCAGCCCCACCCATAGCAGAAGCTGGGATACTACCATCTGTTATCTGTGAGTTTTTTATCTGTTTGTATGATGAATAACTTGCCATTGGTTCTCCTTCTTAGAAGTATGTAATTTTGACTAGACCACCACCGCCAGTTCCACCCTGACCACAGTGACCACTACCACAATATGAGTTCATAGCGCCTTGACCACCGTTTCCGTATGGTACAACCCAGCAACCACAACGTATCCAACAACCCCTTTGTGCCTGACTGACGAAAGTACCAATCAGAGGAGCACTTGTAGGTGTCATACCTTGGTTATAGCAGTGACACCATCCTCTATATGTATCATAAGTTGCGTTACTCCAACCATCAGAGTGGTTAGCCATAGCCATTTGACCACCCCATGCAGTAGGAGATACACAATCACAGAAAGTAGATGAACATTCAGTTGTCCATGATGGGTTGGCATTACCTCTCCATCCACCTAAAGCACAGAAGTTACTTAAACCTTGTCCATTAACATAAGATGAACATCCCTGACAACCATAACACTCTCGTGATAGACAAGGATAAACACCACCTGCACATACTGAATATTGACAACCAGATTGAGTAGTAGCTATCTGACTGTTATATTTTCCACCACCTGCACCTTGGAAGTGATGACATCTACTACAGGAACAAGATCCAGTTCCATTACCACCAGCACCCCAGAGTTGGATCCAAAGTTTATTAACACCAACTGGAACTTGCCAGTAACAGCAACAACCTGGCGAACATCTACACCATGTACCATATACCCACTTAACACCCCATGTTCCTGTGGGAGAAGTACTGAATTTAGAAGACGTTAAACTACCGTCCTCAAATCTGTCTCCTGCTATTTTTTTATATGATGAATAACTTGCCATGGGTTCTCCTTACATCCAAGTAATACGTACAACGCCAGATCCGCCCTGACCGCCCTGACCACAGTGACCACTTCCGCAGTATGAGGTTATAGATCCTTTTCCACCTGTTGCGTATGGAGCAGTCCAGCATCCACAACGAACCCAACAGTGTGTCATTTTATGCTCTTGTCCCATTGCGAGGAATGGAGCACCAACATTACAAACGTTACCAATAGAACCACCACAATGACAATTCCAGTGACCAGACCATTGACCTTTATGACCAGTCATGGTGAAGTCTCCACCCCAACTTCCTGGCGCAATACAACACCACCAAGTAGAGTGACAATGGTTAGACCAGTCGGTGTTAGCACAACCCCTTGCACCACCTCTTGCACAGAAGTTACTCAAGTTATAACCATTAACGTAGGATGCACATCCTTCGCAACCGTTACATTCCCTAGAACAACACCTATAAACTCCACCTGCACATACTGAATACTGACAACCACCTTGAGTTTGAATAGTCTTTATATTATAAGCACCCCCAGTAGCACCACTATAGTGATGACATCTACTACAGTTACAGGAACCGTTTCCATTACCACCAGCACCCCAGATTTCCCACGTTATACGTGAAGCACCTGTTGGAACTTGCCAGTTACAGCAACAGCCTGGAGTACATGAGTTTGGAGTACCATAAATGTGTTTTACACAAAAGGAAGGACCAGAACCAGGCGCAAGTTTCTCCACACCTATGCTTCCGTCTGGAATCATAGCTGATGTAACCTTTTTATATGATCGATAACTAGCCATTTACAATCCTAAAATTGGGGTTTTAAAAAATCATAATATAGGAGGAGACTCGCATTATACAGCGAATAGTCTCCATCCGTATGTATCACCTGAGAAGGCGAGTTCAAATGCAGCACCTTCAGTTGAAACTGTTAGGTCGGCAGTGTCTCCTTGAATTGGTTTTCCGTTACGTCCTACAATCAATGAGTTTGAATCAAATGTCTTAGCAACGTCATAGAACCTTATTGTATCTCCGAGGTTAGGAGATGCAGGTAATGTAGCAGTGAATTGACCACCTGTTGTGTTACAGAAGTAGACATTAGAAGCAAGCACGTTAGTGTTACTTGAAATTGAACTAAAGGTCAAGTTACCAGGCTGTTTCCATGTAGTTCCATCATAGTACTCAAGAGAACCAAGAGTAGTGTTGAATCTCATACAACCAGTGTTGAACTCATCATCAACGCCGCCAGGTCTTTGAGCGGTTGTACCTACTGGAGGTGTCATCGCCTTGGTTCCCATTGAACC